TAGAAGAAGATTTTTACGCAACTATTAAATTTAAATCTGGAGAAGAGATCTTCTCTAAGGTAGCCGCTTCTGAGGAAGAAGATAGAACGATGTTGATTCTTTCTCATCCAATTAATATTATTGAAGTCAAAGGTAGAAAGGGAGATCCACTAGGATACAAGATTGAGCCTTGGTTAAAGACTTCAACTGATGATATGTTCATTATTAATATGGATGATGTATTAACAATCTCTGAATCATCCGATATTGAAATGATTATGATGTATCAAAATTATGTAAGACAATCAGATACTCCTGATGATGAGACCCATAGATATAAACTTAGTCAAAGAGAAATGGGTTATATCTCATCTGTAGCAGACGCTAAAGAGGTTTTAGAGAAGCTATACAAGTTAGAGACCAAAGATACTCAATAGTAGCTAAGCTTCCCTTCTAACCGGAACAAGCCCAGTCTAAGGGTATTTTGAGAACTTGTCAACTATATTAAAAAGTGATATACTGTCTACATAGTAGGACATATAAACTTATGATTAGAGCACCTATGGCCAAGAGAAAAAGGTCAGAACACTATGTCAACAACAAAGAACTTCTTGAAGCACTGATTAATTATAGATCTAGAGTTGAAAGATCTTACTTAGAGACATTCGGAAAAGACCTGACAGAACAAGATAAATCAGAAAGAGCAAAGCGTTGGGAAGGTAAACCACAGATTACCAACTACCTTGGTGAATGCTTCCTGAAGATTGCTACCCACTTATCATTCAAACCAAACTTCGTGAACTACATGTTCAAGGATGATATGATCTGTGATGGTATTGAAAACTGCGTCCAGTATATTCATAACTTCGATCCTGCAAAGTCTCAAAACCCTTTCGCTTACTTCACGCAAATTATCCACTACGCCTTTCTACGTCGAATTCAGAAAGAGAAGAAGCAACTAGAAATTAAAAACAAAATTCTTGAGAAGACTGGCTTTGACCAGGTGTTTGACGATAACAATACCATTGACGGCAACAACTATTCGGACTATAATAGCATCAAAGATGCTGTCCATAGTAAACTGCGGTACGGATGAAAGTTGCTATCATTACGGATCAACACTTCGGTGCCCGTAAAAACTCCAAACTATTTCACGATTACTTCCTCAAATTCTACGAAGAAGTATTCTTTCCTTCCCTAGAGGCAGAAGGTATTACCACAGTCATTGATATGGGTGATACCTTTGATAGTCGCAAGGGGATTGATTTCTCTGCATTGGCTTGGGCAAAGGACCACTACTATGATCGCCTAAAGGAAATGGGTGTTCATGTCCATACTATCATTGGAAATCATACTGCATACTATAAGAATACTAACGATGTAAACGCTGCAGACCTGCTGCTTCGTGAGTATGATAATGTGACAGTATATTCCAAACCCACCGAAGTCACAGTTGGTGGTCTAGATATATTATTCATCCCGTGGATTAACCAAGAAAATGAGAAGGAAACTTATCAACTTATTCAAAAGACAGATTGCCCGTGCGCGATGGGGCACCTTGAGCTCAACGGATTTAGAGTTAATAAACAAATCACCATGGATCATGGTGCTGAGAGCGAGTTATATTCAAAGTTCGAGAAGGTCTTCAGCGGTCACTATCACACTCGATCGGATAATGGACGGGTCTATTACCTGGGAAACCCATACGAACTCTACTGGACAGATGTTGGTGATCGGAGAGGATTCACCCTCTTTGATACAGAAACTCTTGAACATCTTCCAGTAGATAATCCGTTTAATATCTTCCACAATATCTACTATGAGGACGACAACCATCAGACATTTGATGCTCGTCCTTATGAGAATAAGATCGTAAAGGTTATTGTTCGTAAGAAGTCTGACACTAAGAAGTTTGAAAAGTTCCTTGACAAACTCTATCATATTGGTGTTGCTGACCTAAAGGTTGTAGAGAACTATGACTTTGGTGGTTGGTTCCAAGAATCCGATTGCGAAGAGATCGAAGGAGAGGACACACTTTCTATCTTGAATAGATACATTCAAGAGTCTGAGATTGATCTCGATAAATCTGAAGTCACAAAGATGATGAGTGAAATCTACAGAGAGGCATGTGAGATGGTCTAATGTACATACTTACGATCTACGGAAGAGAAACCGATGGAGCATATTCGGTAAAAAATGAGTTTGAAGAAGATATACTTTATATTTTTGAACAGGAGGACGATGCCTCAAGGTATGCTATGATGCTTGAGGAAGAAGGTTCTCCTGAGATGCATGTCATCGAAATTGACGATGAACTAATGATCAAGACTTGCGAGATGCACTCTTACAAGTATACGATTATTACTGCCAATGATATTGTGATTCCCCCAACTGAGAATGATTACGTTTCATAAAATTAAGTGGAAAAACTTTCTGTCTACAGGAAATCAATTCACTGAAATTAATTTTGAAAGCGCCCAAACAACTTTGATTATCGGATCCAATGGAGCAGGTAAGAGCACGGTGTTGGATGCTCTTACTTTTTCTCTGTATGGAAAACCATTCCGTAAGATTAATAAACCACAACTGCCCAACTCTGTAAATGAGAAGGACTGTAGGGTTGAGGTGGAGTTCTCAGTCAACGGAGTCAATTGGAAGGTTATTCGGGGAATCAAACCAAATCTATTTGAGATCTATCGTAACGACAAACCACTGGATCAAGATGCTGCTGCACTAGACCAGCAGAAGTGGTTGGAGAAGAATGTTCTCAAGATGAACTACAAGTCTTTCACTCAGATTGTGATCCTGGGTAGTAGCACCTTTGTCCCCTTCATGCAACTCTCTGCACAGAATCGTAGAGATGTGATTGAGGACCTTCTGGATATCAAGATCTTCTCTTCTATGGGAATCGTTATCAAAGAGAAGATTCGTAATCTGAAAGAAGAACTCAAGGTTCTGGAACTGAAGAAAGAAACTCTGAATGATAAAGTTCAGATGCAGAAAGAGTTCATTGAAGAACTCAAGACTAGGGGTGAGGAGAATATTAAAGACAAGGAATCTAAGATTCTGGGTCTTCTGAATGAAGAAAAAGATCTGATGAATGCCAACGAAAGTATCAATTGGGAGGTGCAATCAGTAGAACAACGTCTTGAAACCAACACGGGGGCTACTGAAAAGTTACGTAAACTTGGCAATCTTAAGGGTAAGATTTCTAACAAAGTATCAACCATTACTAAGGAACATAAATTTTTTACAGAGAATACGGTATGTCCTACATGTAATCAGGACATTGAAGAGACCTTCAGAATAAATAGAATTACCGACGCTCAAAATAAAGCAAAAGAGTTGCAATCTGGTTATAAAGAACTGGAGGACGCGATTAATAAGGAGGAAGAGCGAGAGCGTCAATTCATTGCCCTATCGAAGGAGATCACAAACCTCAATAATGATATTTCTAAAAACAATGCTCGGATTGCTGGATGCCAGCGACAAGTCCGAGATCTGGAATCGGAAATTCAAAGAATTACCGACCAACTTGCAAATAGAAATGTTGAAGATGACAAGTTAACCTCTTTCAAGGAGAACCTAAAAACTACATACGACGAACTCGCAACAAAGAAGGACACGATTAGTTACTACGATTTTTCGTACAGTCTACTCAAAGACGGTGGAGTCAAATCCAAAATCATTAAGAAGTATCTACCGCTGATAAATCAGCAAGTCAACCGTTATCTTCAGATGATGGACTTCTACATTAACTTCACACTTGATGAGGAATTCAACGAAACCGTCCAGTCCCCAATCCACGACAACTTTTCATACAGTTCATTCAGCGAGGGAGAAAAAATGCGAATCGACCTGGCTCTTCTCTTCACTTGGAGAGAAGTGGCCAGGATGAAAAACTCAGTCAATACAAATCTATTGATTATGGACGAAGTGTTTGACAGTTCTCTTGATGGTATGGGTACTACAGAGTTTCTCAAAATTATCCGCTATGTGATCCAAGACGCAAACGTCTTTGTGATCTCGCACAAATCAGGTCTTGAAGATCGGTTTGAGTCTGTGCTACGATTTGAGAAGGTAAAAGGTTTCTCAAATATAGTCCCATGACACCCAACTGGCAGCACCACTCAAAGAAAGAAAAGAAACGAAAACTAAAACCGCAAGCAATGAGGGCCAGGAGAGAAGCACTGCGCCACTTCAAAAAGCGTCACATGGGTCGTCCAAAGGGCGACCTTTCGTCGTATTATGGCTCTATACGAAAGGAACTCCAATGGGAATCAATCTAGAGATCAAGGGGCAACTTGCTAAACTGCTTGCTACCGAAGACCTTATCATTGAGAACAAGGAAGTCCGCACTGCTTCCTTCAATGTGGATTCCCGTGTTCTGACCCTGCCTATCTGGGACAAGGCAGACAACAACGTGTATGACCTGCTGGTAGCACACGAAGTCGGTCACGCACTCTTCACCCCTAATGAAGACCCTGCTGATGATATTCCTCACCAGTATGTGAACGTCACTGAGGATGCACGTATTGAGAAACTGATGAAGCGTAAGTTCATGGGACTTGCCAAGACCTTCTACCGTGGATATCAGCAGTTCCACAGGGATGACTTCTTTGAACTGGAGAACGAAGATATTGATTCCATGAGTCTTGCTGACCGTGTGAATCTTCACTTCAAGATCGGTTCATTCTATCCTGTGTCCTTCACTGAAGAGGAACAAGTGATTGTTGATATGGTTGCTGATGCTGAGACCTTCCAGGATGCACAGGAAGCAGCAAGGGCAATGCATAAACTATACAAACAGCAGAAGGAACAAGAGAAAATTTCTAACGTTAAACAACCTGCACAAGAGCAAGGCGGCGGTGATAGTGATTCGAGCACCAATGACAATACTATGGAGCAACCACGTCAAGAATCTGAAGGTGAGTCCAATGGTGACGGACAACCTGACACTGTTCAGGAGTTCCCTACTGAAGATGATGAAGCAGAACTGGATGATGAAGTCAAGACCGACACCAGTCTCTCTGGCAATCTTGAGAATCTGAT